CTATTGGACGCTGTTAATACCAAACCGTTGCGATAACCGCTGCTCACGGGTTTGGCGTTAGCCACCATCTGCTGAGATGGATGGGATCTCGGGACGTGGGGTTAGCAGAACCGAAACAACTTGAAAAATGATGCCAATGACAGCAAGAACAATGCTGACCGGATCATTGCGGACATCAAAAACTGTGCCTTCTTTTGCGTCGGTATATGCTTGCTGGACAGCAAGAAAATCTAGATACTCTTCTTTGGTGACACCAAGGGCAGCGATGAGGTCGTGCTCGTAGGGCAGCAGCTTGCGGGTCATCGCTCCATCCAGAAGAGTTGGCCGGTGCCTTCTGGCAATTGGGCCCTTACTACATTATGAGCCGGACCAATAAAAACAGTGCTGCCGTCTTCCATCACGGTGCCAAGGGCAGCGCCAACGTCGGAGGGCAGCAGGGCGACGGCGGCTGGCCGGAGATTGGTCAGGCGGCTGCCGTTTTGCAGCAGCCAGCGGGCCATACGGATTCGCGGAAAACTGTCGTCGGTGTAATCGTTATAAACCCAGTCAAATTGCGGCGAATAGTCCGCAAAGCCAAAACGGCGGTGGATCTCGCAGGCCAGCTGGAAGCAGTCCGTCTGGTCGCTGCCGTCACCAGGGCGATGGGCCCATCCGTAGGTCAGTCCGATCAAGTCGTTGACGTTGATCACTGCAGCACAAGCTGAGCGTCAAGTGGCAACGGTCCCACCAGCTCGCGGGTGAGGATGCGGTTGGGGAAGTTGCTCGTCACGCTGTCAATAGCTGAGCGGAACCGCAGCTCCAGTGTGGTGTCGCTGATGCTGCTGCCGACGCCAACGTAATACTCGGTCTGCACGTTGTTGGTGTAGCTGCCATCGGCAGTGAGCCAGACGGTGGTTAGCTCCAGTGTGCTTAGGCGGTTGCCGTCGCCGGCCTGGAGCATGACAACACCGATCTCCAGATTGGGAAACAGGATCTGCAGGATGTTGTTCTCGCCGTTGAGGCTGGCGATGGCACCCTCAGCGCGGAACGGAGCGAACGAGTAGGTGCGGCCTCCGTAGGTCTTGTTTTCGTTGGCGTAGTAGTTCTGAAACAGGTGCCGGTTGCCGTTGCTGGTGGTCAGATCAAAGAACTGACAGATGCGGATGTCCATCAGTCGTCAAGACGTGGATTGCGGATCTCGCCAGCAAGGCTCACGCGGACATTGTTATAGCCAGGGCGAACGGTTTGCACCTCTGGCGGGTTGGCATATTCCCAGCGTAGGCCGTCGATGCTGGCATTAGCGCGGGCTGCCAGGGTGCTTGACATGCCAGAGGTAACGCTGGCGCTAAGGGTAAAGCGGCTATTGGCAGCGGTTTGGCTGCGGTAGTGATCCAGCAGGGTTACCACTGTTGCGTCTGGGATGTTGTCAAATTCCAGATCAAGCTGGGCGCCGTAGGGCGAATTGCCGTAGGTGCGCTTGACGACTGCACCGCTAAGGGCGCGGTACGTTTTTTGCGGGTACACGCCAGGGCGGAAGCTGCGGCCTGTTGGTGTGATCGGCGGGAACGTTGCCATCAGCGGATACCGATGCGGCTACGGGTTTGCGGGGATTGCTTGATGCGATCCAGGGTCATGGACATGCCACGGCTGGCGCCATCGCGTGTGGCTTGGCGGCGGGTTTCGGCCATGGCCGCCTCTAGTTGCTCTCTACTGACGTACTCTACGCCGCCGATGCTGGTTGTTTGGAAGCTCATATTGAGTACCGGCGAGCCATTGCTGCCGGGTGCAGCTCCCATTGCGCTACGCAAGTTGCTATTAGAAACAACGCTGCCGCTGCCACCAGGTACAAACAGCTCGGGGCCGTGTTCGCCCACGACGTAGGGCGATCCAGCGGAGACTGGGCCGCCGTTGGCACGGAAACCCATCCCAGCAGTGCTAAATGGTGTAGGAGTAAAGTTGCCGGAAATCATTGATGTTCCAAGCGGATTGCCAGTTGCGCCTTGATACGAAAAGCCACCGCCACCGCCACCGATGCCTAAGGCTTTCAAAATAGTGCCTAAGATCACCATCGTGGTTTGCTGCGCAATAATCTGCACGGCCATATTGACAAAGTTTTCGCCAATGCTTTGCATCATCTTGGCTAGTGCCTCTTGTGCACTTGCTGAACCGTTGATAATCTCTTGGAACGCCCGACCAAATGCGCCGCCGATATTATCCGCTGCAATAATAGAGATGCTTTCAAGATTTGTAAGCTGAGCAAACTCTGTCCGCAATTGCTCCATACGCTTTTGGCCTTCTGTCAGTTGCGCCTGCAGTCCAACTTGGGCCTGTAGCGCTGCAATTTGATTCCGCGCACTTTCATTTTGCAGTTGATTCAACTCGCGCTGTATATCTCGTTGATTGGCAATCTGCTCGGTGTTGCCTACATAGATAATTGCTTCTTGCGCCTTGATGTCTTTTTCCTGCGCCAGTAATTGAGCGTAGCGGTATTCAATATCTAGCTGCTTTTCTTGTCCTTTTAATCTGATCACAAGCTGCTCATTGCCGGCCATCTCGGCCGCGGCAATTTGATCTTGTATAGTTGATCTCAATTGCATCATTTGGCCTTCTGCCAAGCGATCGCGGATCACCTGCGACACGCGCTCTTGCTCTTTTGCGGCAGCCTCGGCAGCACGTTCGGCTTCACGTGCTGCTTTGTTTGATCCGCCACCGCCACCGCTGGATGGGGCAAGCAGTTTAGGTGCAGCGCCAATTGCTCCCGAAGGTTTAAACGATGGAGCAATTGCTCCCATTTCTGTTTTAGTTAATGACTTTTCTAGCCGCTGCCTATATTGCTGTACTTCCGTATCAAACGGATTCATTACACGCGCGCCAAATCTTGCACGTGTGCGTTCGCCTGCTTGCTGATAAGCCCTGGCTTGGGCTTGCATTGCAGACGCACTGCTTACCCTTTCCAGAAAGGCATTGATGCCATCTAGTAAAAACTTGAAAACAGGCTCAAAGAATCTGCCTATGTTCTGGGCTAGTCGCTGAAATGAGTCTTGCAGTGTTGATAGTTTGCCGTTTAACGTATCACTTTGCGCAATGGCACCATTGGCGTATTTGCCGCCAGCGCTGGTTAGGCGTTGAATCGCTACCTCAACAGCCTTGGCACTGATGCGGCCTTTCTCTAGTGCCTTCTGGAACTCATCTCCAGATAGGCCATACATCTTGCGCAGTTCTGCCTGCAGCGCTACGCCGCGCTCTTGAAACTGCAGTAGCTCTTCACCTTGCAGCCGACCCTTGGCCTGCACCTGGCCGTAGGCGGTCACCAGGCCCTGCAGTTCAGCGCCAGTGGCGCCGCTTACGTCGGCCAGCCTTCTAGTGGTCTCGACGACGTTGTTTGCCTCAACGCCAAATGCTTGCAGCCGCTTTGCTGCATCAATCAGCTCAGTGCTGGTAAACGGTGTTACCGCGCCAAGTTGCTGCAGTTCCTGGATGATCTGCTTAGCTTTTTGTGCGCTGCCGGTTAATACCTGCAAGCTGCGGGTTTGGCTTTCTAGTTCTGCAGTCTTAGCAAAAACAAATTTAACCGCCTGTATGCCAGCAAATGCAACCGCTAACTTGCCAACAGCAGCGCCAAGGCCATCAAATGCACGCTGCGTTGCGCCGGCCTGCGACTGAACGTCACGCAGTTTGGAGACGGCGGCGCGGCTGTCAACGTTAATAGCAACGTTTGCTACGACAGACACGGCCTACCGTCGGTGTTGCTTCATTCTACGTTCTTGCTCTTCATTGATCAAATCAAAGTAAGCCGACCACAGAAGGAGCTCCTCTATGGTCAGCTCTGATTTAAGCCGTGTCAAGGTGTAGCCCAGTTCTTTGGCTACACCTAACTGCAGCATCAGCAGGTTATCCCGCTTTAGTTCTACCTTGAGGGCTTTTCATGTCTACCTCTTCGGTGGCCTCCGGTTCTGTGATGATCGCAAGCATCATGGCCTGCAGGTCACTATCAAGCACCTCATTCTTCAGCTCGGCAATTTCACCGGCCTGGAACAACCGCTGGCCTGTATCATCCACTGCTTTAGTAACAAGCAAATTCAGAGCAAAGCCATTGGTCTCATCGCCGCCAGGCATCTTCTGCGCCCGTTCACGTTCGGCCATGGTCAAAGGCGTCGCGTAAAACTCAAACTCGGTGCCATCGTTAAGAATGACAGTCCGCTTGGAAGGCGTCAGATTGGCTGCCTTTTTCAGGCGTGCAAGTGCGGTGGACATCAAGCGCTCGTGCTGAAGTCAAACGATGGCGCACCGGTTGGGCGGAATGTGATTTCCACCTGTTGCGCATCGTCTGGGTTGATGTTGAGGCTAGCAGTAAGCAGCACGGCGTCCATGCTGATGCTGCGGCTCAGTGCTTCTGTCGCTGCTTTGTCGGTGTATAGCTTGAATGCACAACCGACCTGTTGACGCTGCAGCACGTCCTCAACCATGCGGTTGGACAGTGCGGCGTCCTCGTTGGTCACGTAGACGGTAGCAGTACCGGTGCCATCCGCAAAGCCAGGGATGTAAGTCCTAAACGGTGCGTACTGACCAGCGGTCTGACCAATGGTGGTAACGTCGATCTCAGCGCGGCTGATCTCAAACGACCAGGATTGCACCTGACCAACGGCTGCGTAATCGGCGTAATACACCTCGAACTCATTCGGTGACGCCACGCTGCCGTCGTCGGTGATGGCAAGAATGGTGCCACCAGCAGCAGTCGAGACGGTTAGCGCACCGGTATCAGCGGCGTAACTCAGGACGTAGTAGGTGGTTGCAGCCGAAATCGGTGCAGGCAGGGTGCCAGAGCCAGCGCCACCGGTTTGGCTGTTGATTACCCGAAACTTGACAGGATCTCCAGCCTTCAGGTTCAGGTAGGTTTGAATGGTGATGGTATCCGTGCCAACGTTGACGGCAGCTTCGTTGAAGGTACCAGTAGTGCCGGCAGGCTTGTAGTAAAGGGCGCCGGACGTACCGGACAAAACTGTAACAGCCATGTTATGGACGGTAGTTGGCTGGCGTCAGTCTACATACGCTTCAAAGGTCATCACAACTTGGGTTTGATAGTACGGCTCAGGTGATGCTGGCGTTACTTGCGATGGCCCAGATGCAGCATCAAAAATAATGCTGCTGAATTTTGCCCGGTCAAACAGGTCCTTGATACGCTCTGCAATGGTGAAGTTTGCGCCAGCGCCAGCGCCGACAGGCGTAAAGACGTTTACCACAAGCGTGCCGTTCTGCCGGTTAAAGCCAGCGCTGCCGGTGGGCAGCAGCGTTGCATAGGCATTATCGCCAAAGCGGATGAATGCCTGCAGCCATGGGCTGTTGTTAGGTGGACTAAACGGAACGTTCTGGTAACTGACCGGGTATGCCGGGCTTAGCGCCATCTGGGTGGCGATGCGACCTTCAATGGCAGCGCGGACGTCGTTGTAGGTGCTGCTCATGATTCCCTGCCGATGCGGTCTGCGTTGACGCGGACAAACCCTTGGATGTCCTTGGCAATGCCTTGCACCCAGCCTGCTTGGCCGCCTGGTGCGCCGGTGGTTTGTTTAGACCATCCAGTGGCAAGCCGTTCTGCATAGGGCAAATTGTTATGCACACTGTAGACGTTGCCGACGCGCTCTTGGCCAGCTTGATAGCCAATGCTAATTCTGCGTTCAAGCGGTGGATCTTTTGGGGGCTTGGTTGATTCGCGCCACGCCCCAGTTGCTGGCTGTTGTTTAGCGCCGTCATAATTGCCAGCAGTATTTTGGCCAGTTACCCAGCTAGCGCGAAATCTACCAGTATCAACCGGGCTGGCCATTTTTAATCGCAATTCTGTTTCGAACACAGCAACCCGCAGCAGCTTTTCATACTGCTGGCTGGCGTAGTCGCCAATGTCTGCAATGCGGATGGTACGTGCCATCAGTCCCTTAGGATCAGTTCGTAGGTGATGGCCGTGTTGTCCTGCTCGATGGTGCGCACATTGATGATCTGTAGATTGCGGTTGTTGATGATGACACGGTCGGCTGTCGTCGGTGCACTTGCCAGGTCAGCCGCTGCAATCATCAACCGCTTATCACCTGCTTGGATAAGATCATTAGCCTGACGCAGGTTGACATCCTCCAACACACCACGCACTGTGGTATCCGTGGTTGTCTCAGTCGCCGCGCCAGTAGTGGTGTTATACGCGCCAACCGTTACGCTGCGGATCGTTGCAACACCGCCAAACCGCGCCATCAGCTTGCTGGCAACCTTCCGCAGCGGGCTAGCAAGTGCCATTAGAGCTTGTAGGCAACGCAGTGGCCATTCTGTAGCTTGATGCTGGTAAACACCCCATACAGCGTGGTTGCGGCGCTGAACGACTGGCCGGATATCGTGTTTCCGTCGTAATTCTGAGCGATGATGGCAT